CAATTATCAATGCAAATTAAATCAGTTACAGTGAGTATTACATAATGGCAATAAGTTATTCAGATTTTTTAACACAAGTTAGAGACTATACAGAAGTAGATAGTAATGTTTTAACTGATGCTATAATTCAAGAATTTATAAGATCAGTAGAGTTAGATGTTGCAGGTAAAGTTGATTATGATGATTTAAGAAAATATTCAACTTCTACATTTACTTCAGGAAACAGATACGTATCATTACCTGCAGATCTAACCATAATGAGATCTGTTCAAGTGATTGACGGCTCTACTAGAACTTTTCTTGAAAGAAGAGATACAAGTTTTATCTCAGAATATAACAATAATGCTGCTACAGGTTTACCTAAGTATTGGGCTAACTGGGATGATTTTAATATACTTGTGGCTCCAATACCAGATTCCGCATACACAGTACAAATCAATTACATTACAGATCCACCACAGTTTACATCTTCTAACAATACATTTTTGTCTACATATCAAGAATCAATGTTGTTACATGGTGTGCTTACTGAAGCTTTTAGATATTTAAAAGGCCCGCAGGATATGTACAACCTGTATGAAAGTAAGTATAATGAAGAAGTACAGAATTTTGCTCTTCAACAAATGGGGAGAAGAAGACGTGCGGAATATGATGATGGGGTACCTAGAATTAAGATACCTTCACCATCACCAAATACGTAATTTTAAAGGAGAACAATTATGGCAATAACAACTAACGCAATTTGCAATTCATTTAAAAAGCAATTGTTAGCTGGTGAGCACGACTTTGATAGTTCAGGTGGAGATACATTTAAATTAGCAATGTATACTTCAGTTGCAACGCTAGGTGCATCAACAACTAACTACGCAACAACAAACGAAGTTTCATCACCCTCAGGATATACTGCTGGTGGAAAAGCTTTAGTTAACAGCGGTGTAAAAGTTTCATCAGGAGTAGCAATTACTAACTACGCTGATTTATCATTTACAGGTGTTACACTAACAGCTAGAGGTGCTTTGATTTACAATACAACAACTGACGGTGGTACAGGTACTACTGAAGCAGTAGCTGTGTTAGATTTTGGCGGAGACAAGACTGCAACTTCTGGAACATTTACAATCCAGTTCCCTGCATTCACAACATCTGCTGCAATTTTAAGAATTGCATAATAAATAGGAGTTAAAATGGCTTTGGTAGTAAACGATAGAGTTAAAGAAACCTCTACCACAACAGGTACAGGTACCTTTGATTTAGCAGGAGCGGTATCCGGTTTTGAATCGTTCGTTGCAGGTATTGGTAATTCTAATTCCACTTATTACGCTATCGTTAACGAAAACGGTGAGTTCGAAGTTGGTCTTGGAACTGTAACCGATGCAGCTACAGACACTTTATCGAGAGATACTATTATATCTTCGTCAAATAGTGACTCTGCAGTAAACTTTGGTGCAGGAACAAAAAATGTTTTCTGTACTTTACCTGCTTCCAAAGCCGTTATTCTAGATTCGAGTGGAAATATTGTTGCAAACAATGGATCTAACTTAACAAATTTAAATGCTTCAAATGTTGCTTCAGGAACTTTAGCTTCTGATAGATTACCTACAGTCCCAACAACAAAAGGTGGAACTGGTTTAACTGCAATTGGAACTGCAAACCAAGTTATTGCTGTAAATGCAGGTGCAACAGCACTAGAATACCAAACAGTAGATTTAGCAAACCTAAATGCAGATAACTTAACCTCTGGTACAGTACCAGATGCAAGATTCCCAGCAACACTTCCAGCAGCAAATGGTTCAGCTTTAACAGCACTTAATGCAACTAACATTGCTTCAGGAACTTTATCATCAGATAGATTACCGACAGTACCAACAACAAAAGGTGGTACTGGCTTAACTGCGATTGGTACAGCTAATCAAGTTCTTGCAGTTAACGGAAGTGGGACATCATTAGAATACCAAACTATCTCTGCTGATATAACGGGTGTTACAGCGGGAAATGGTTTAACAGGTGGTGGAACTACAGGTGACGTTACACTAAACGTTGGAGCCGGAAACTTAATAGATGTTCAAGCAGATCAAATAGATGTTGATCTTTCAGAATTAACTACATCTACATCAGACGCTGATGGAGATTTTTTTGCTGTAGTTGATGCAGCAAACGCACAAAAAAAATTAACTAAAGGTAATATTAATATATCAGGATTTAATAATGACTCTGGATTTACAACAAACACTGGAACTGTAACTTCTGTCTCTGGTGGAAATGGATTAACAGGATCAGTTACAACATCTGGATCATTAGCAGTTGGCGCTGGCACAGGTATTGATGTAGCTGCAGATTCAATTTCTGTTGATGTATCAGACTTCATGAGTAATGGCTCTAACAACAGAGTTCTTACTGCAACTGGTACAGATGCGATGAATGCTGAAGCAAACATGACATTTGACGGTTCTACATTGACTGTTACAGGAGCAATTACTACTACAGGAAATGTCACATCAGATCACGTTTTACCTAATACTTCTGATACCTTTGATCTAGGAGCTTCTGGTAACGTTTGGAGAAACGTATACACAGGTGACTTACATTTATCTAATGAAGGAAAAGAAGAAGGTAATGCTGTCGATGGTACAAAAGGAAACTGGACTATTCAAGAGGGTGAAGAACATTTATATATTTTAAATAACAAATCTGGTAAAAAATTCAGATTTAAATTAGAAGAAATGTAAGGAGCCTAGTCTATGGCTTTTGGTAATACCGCATATACTGAGGCGGCTTTTTCAGCAGAAGATAATAACGCTATTGCTTATCCTCAAGGTAATGTTCTTACTTCAACTATTGGAGAAGAATCTAATATCGGTGATGCTAATGTAAATGTTACAGGTGTTCAATCAACTTTGAGTATCGAAGGAGCTGTTGCAGGTTCTTCTGTATTATTTAGTGTAACTGGTTCTCAATTAACTACATCAATAGGAGAAGAAACTTCTGGTATAGGTGTTCCTGTAACCGGTCAACAGTTATCTATTTCAAATAAAACTTCTACGCAAGATACATTAACTGCTTTTGGAGAAGCTCCTTTTGCAACATTGAGTCCCAGCACTTTTAACATACCAAACGTTCAAATTGAAGCAACAACTGGAGCGGGACAACTTCCAAGCTTCTTACTTCAATCAACACTTGGAACTTTTTCAGTATCTGCGGATGGTAATGTTTCAGTAGTTGTCACTGAACATACAATGAATACTTCCGTTGGAGATGTAAGTATTACAGGTATAGCAAACGTTTCAGTTACTGGCACTCAAATGACCATGACGTTAGGAGATGAGTCTGCATTTACAGATCATACTGTTGAAGTTACTGGTCAACAATTAACAATGTCTATGGGAGAAGAAGTTCCCACAGGAAATGCCAATGTTTCTTTAGCAGGAATCCAATTAACAAGTTCTATTGGAGATGTAGAACAAGAAACCAGATATGCCGTTACAGGTGTTCAAATGTCTACATCTATAGGATCTGTTACAACAACAGCCAACGCTGATATAGATGTGACTGGAATTCAATTACAAACAAATACAGGAAATCCAAATATTACAGCTTGGACTGAAATTAATCCAGGAGTCAATAATACATGGACAGAAATAACAACAGGAGCTTCAAATACTTGGACTGAGGTTGATAAAGCAGCTTAGAGAGGATATAATAACGACATGTCATCAACATATACTGATCTTGGAATAGAACTAATGGTTACAGGTGCCAATGATGGTACTTGGGGAACTAAAACAAATACAAATTTAGAAATCATTAACCAAATGCAAGGTTATGTAAATAAATCTATTGCAGGCGGTGAGCAAACAACAGCATTGTTAATAGCTGACGGATCCACATCTTCTTCCGATGCAAGAAATTTAATTATAGAATTATCTGGAACAATTACAGGAAATCAAATTGTTACAGTCCCAGATAGTATAGAAAAATCTTATATTGTTTATAATAATACTTCTGGAGCATTTACTGTTGAATTTAAAACGGCAAGTGGAACTGGTTCCACTTTTTCAACTACTGATAAAGGAGTAAAAATACTATGGAGTGATGGAACCAATGTAGTTGATGCAACAACTTTGTTAACAACTTTAGGAAATATAACAACTGGTACCATTACATCAGGTGAAATTACAGCCACAGGGAACATAGTACCTGGTGCTAATGACACTTATGATTTGGGAGCTTCTGGTAATGTTTGGCAGAATGTTTATACTGGTGATTTACATCTTAATAATGAGCACAAAACTGAAGGAAACATTGTAGATGGTTCAAAGGGTAGCTGGACTTTACAGGAGGGTGCTGAAGATATATACTTAATCAATAACAAATCTAATGAAAAATTTAGATTAAAGTTAGAAAAAATTTAAAGGAGATACTAATGGGTATTATTTCAAATGGAAACACAGTAATCGATAATGGCGCAATTGATGCGAATGAAGTTGATACTACGCAAATAGCCAATGATGCCGTGACTGCGGACAAACTTGCAAACACAGCTGTTTCAGCTGGATCTTATACATCTGCATCAATAACAGTTGACGCTCAAGGAAGAATTACTTCTGCATCTTCAGGATCTGGCGGAGCTGGTGGTTTTGTTCCAAAAACTTTATCTTTAGGACCTTCTTCAGGAACTTATAGTTCAACAACAGGAACATCAGCTATTTTAGCTTACGCTGTTGGAGGAGGCGGAGGAGGCGGATCCGGAAATGATGGAAGAGGTAAATATGGTGGTGATGGTGGTGCTGGAGCTTTTGGTGCATATACTAAAGATGTTACTCATCCATTTTCCCAACCTTTTTCAGTAGGAGGCGGAGGCGCTGCTGGTCCGGCTGGTTCTTCTACCCCTGGAAGTTCCGGTGGTGCAACATCTCTAGCAACTGTTTTTAATGTTAATGGAGGATCTGGCGGAACTGGTGGTAATTTTGTCCCTGGTAACGTGGGCGCTACTGGAAACGTATCTAATTCACCAACCCCTGCTAGTGTATCAGCTACTAACCCAGATGTTTATCCTGTATTTACTAGTTTGGGAAGAGGAGGAGCTGGTGGTATAAATAGTGTAGGTTCAGGAAAAGCTGGTGGAATTACAATTTACGAAAATATAGGAACAGGTTAAAAATTATGTCAAAATATGGTTTTTTTTACAATAATATTGTATTTGCGATTGCTGAATCTGAAAATGAAAAAATTTTTTTATCTGATTTTATTTCAGATTCAATAGTCAAGCCATTAACAGATGAACAATTTAATAATGCTAAAAATTTTAAATCACAATTAATTTTAGATAATGAGGTAGTTAAAGAAAATTCAATGATAGCTCAGCCTCTTAATGATTCTTCAATTATTGAAGAGTTAGCAAGAGTTCAAATAAAAGATTTTATAAAAAATGCTTTATACAAAATAAATGGATGGCTGGACGCAAACCCCACTAATGATAATTTTACTTATTGGAATGATTACAAAAGTAAACTTCAAGAAGTTGATGTAGATGCTATGGTCTTTCCACTAGGTTTTGAAACTTTTCAAGAATGGTTTTGTAACCAGACTGGTCACCCGCAAAAAAGTCACTTGCAACTACCTTAATAATAAGATAAAAAAATGAAATGTTTCCAGAAAGACAAATTGAATTTGGCATTCATAAAGATTTAATTAATATAGAAATTATACAACCAAAAGAAACAAAAAAAATTTTACCTAATTGGTATAAAAATATTGAAAAAAATTCTTTAGCTTTTAGGAATATTAAAGGCTGTATACCTTTTTTAGACAATATTTCGGCAGGCTACGTACTACCCTTACCTCAAGATCTTTACATATCACACAATATTAAAAACGAGGATACTGGAAAAATAGATTCTTTTTATCAATTTTCTTTCGCAGATGGTCTCAAGGAAGAATTATGCGATTTGTATAATATGAATGGATCTAAACAAACAGCTCACAACTTAGCACAAGTTGGTGGTGCCGATAGTTTTTTAGGTAAAAAAAACGGAAACAATCATATAATTAAGATTTTGAACCCTTGGCAAATAAAAACTCCGCCAGGATATTCATGTCTTTTTACTTCATTAACATATAATGAAAATGATTATTTTTCAGCAATTCCTGCGATTGTAGATACAGATGTATATGAAGATATAATTAATTTTCCAATAATAATCAATCATGAAAAATACTTTTCTTTTAAAAAATTTTTTAAACAGGGTTTACCGTATGTTCAAATAATTCCTTTTAAAAGAGATTCATGGAAAAAAAAAATAACTATAAAACAAGAAAACAGATCTGAAAAGTTTAAGTTTTTTTCAATAGCCATGGATAGATACAAACAATTAGTCTGGAATAAAAAATCATGGAGATAAAAAACTATATAAAGATTGTAAATGATTTTCTACCTTATTCTGCACTTTCTTCACTTTTGCAATGGGTAAATTTAAAAAACAATAAATTTGAAAAAGCAAAAGTTATTACAAACGGAAATGAAAAAATTATAGAAGAGATAAGAAAAGTTGATAATTTTGGATTTGATCAAAATTCTAAATCAAAAACTGAAATACATTGGTGTCGTTTTTTAAGTTATTATTTTACTCAACTATGTCAAAAATATGAAAATGATTTAAAAGTTAAAACATCTGTAAATGATCTGACAGATTTAATTTTTTTAAAATATGAAAATGGAGGTCACTACAAAACTCACAGCGATCATTCTGGTAAAGCTCCTAGAACTCTTTCTATAATATATTTACTCAATAACGATTATGAAGGAGGTGAATTAATATTTAAATCTCCAGATGAAAAAGATGAACTTATTAAAATTAAAAAACCAAATACTGCAGTTATATGGCCAAGTAATTTTTTGTATCCACATCAAGTAAATCCAGTAACAAAAGGGTTAAGGTATTCTATTGTATCATGGGCAGTATAAAAGAATTTAAATATAAAATTGTTAAAAATTTTTTAGATGAAAAAGAAATAGAAATTGCAACTACTTACAGTTTACTTAGACATAAGAATAATTTTACTAATTTTGATGAACATCATTCGAGAAGTGTAACTAATAATTGTGATAGCGTGTTTTATACAGATCCTTTTGCAGAAACTTTATTAATACAAAAAACAAAATTAATGGAAAAAGAAAGTGGTTTAAAATTATACCCAACTTATTCTTTTATGAGAGTGTATACTTTTAATTCTGAATTAAAAAAACATACAGACAGAGAATCTTGTGAAATTTCAGTAACAATAATGTTAGGTAGTGATGGAACAAAATGGCCTATATACATGGACGACAATCCAATAGAATTAAGTCCTGGTGATGCTTGTGTTTATTTAGGAAGAGACGTAAAACATTTTAGAAAAAACTTTAAAGGAGATTGGCATTCACAAATTTTTTTACACTATGTTGACCAAAATGGTATTTACAAAGATTTCAAATACGATAAAAGAAAAATTACTCCAGAAGTTTAATGCAATTAAATATATTTAATATACCTGTATTTATAGAAAATATTGATTGTAACAAATTAAAATTTAATGAAGCTTTGTTTCAAGAAACGTGGGAATCAAAAACCCAATCAACTTTTGAATCTGGAAATCATTTTTTAAATAAAGAAAGTAGCGATTATTTGTTAAGTATTATTGCTGAAATGTTATACCCAGAACTTAAAAAAAAATTTACAATAAATTTACAAAGAATATGGATTAATAGATATTCAAAAAATGATTATCAAGAAGAACATACTCATAAATTAAGCCATTTCAGTTTTATTATTTATTCAAAAGTTGAACAAAGTAATACAGTGTTTTTATCGGCTTATAGAGAAATTGTAGAGGCTTATGACATGAGTGAATTATTTGAAACAAAATATCAATTCCCTTGTAGATCTAATCAAATAATACTTTTTCCTAGTTTTTTACGGCATAGAGTAAAAAAATTAAATTGTGATTATGAGACTATATCAGGAAATATAACTTTAAATTTCAACTAATTGAAGCTCACTTTTAAATAAGGTATAATACGATATGCCTTTAACAAACATACAAATAGCACCAGGATTTAACAAACAAGTCACGGAAACCGGAGCAGAAGGTCAATGGACTGATGGAGATTTTGTTAGATTTAGATACGGTTCCCCTGAAAAAATTGGTGGATGGGAACAGATTACATCAGATACTTTAGTTGGAGCTGTAAGAAAACAACTTGTGTGGGCTGATTTAGATGGAAGAAGATACGCAGCTTTAGGAACTAACAAAGCTTTGTTTATTTATTATGAAGGTGGCTTTTATGATATTACACCTTTAGATACAGCATTAACGGGTTGTACATTCGATACCACAGATACTTCAGCAACTGTTACCGTAAATAAAACAACTCATGGTCTATTGGCAGGGGATCTGTTTACATTCACCTCAGTAACTCCTCCGAGTGGTGCAGGATATGTAGCATCAGACTTTGAAACAAATACATTTGAAGTAATTACATCTTCAGCGAACAGCTTTACAATTACAATGGCTAGCGTTGCAGCAGCAACTACATCTGCTAGTGGTGCTGCTACAGTGAACCCATATATTAAACCAGGTCCATTAAATGCAACAGCAGGGTATGGTTGGGGAACAGGTACTTGGGGACGAGGAACCTGGGGATCTCCCTCAACAGTCAGTAATTTAATTATTGATCCCGCTTCCTGGTCAATAGATAATTTTGGTCAAGTTATGATAGCCACTATTAAAAATGGAAAAACCTTTTCTTGGAATCCCATAAATGCAGATTCAAATGCTTTAACTACAAGGGCGGTTGTTGTTAGCGGAGCACCAACAAAATCTGTTATGTCTATTGTATCAGATAGAGATAGACATTTAATATTGCTTGGAACAGAAACGACTGTTGGAGATGATACTACACAAGATAAAATGTTTATTAGATTTTCTGATCAAGAGAATATATCTGAATATGCACCGACATCAGTGAACACCGCGGGTACTTTTAGGTTGGACTCTGGGGTAAAAATTGTAGGAGCTGCAAAAGGTAAAGATTATATTTTAATTTTAACAGATACTTCTGCATATGTTATGCAATTCGTAGGTCCTCCATTTACTTTTTCTATAAGACAAGTTGGAAGTAACTGTGGGTTGATTGGTCAACACGCTTTACATTATGTCAACGGAAGAGTTTGGTGGATGGGACAAGCAGGTGGTTTTTTTGTATTTGATGGAACAGTTAAATCAGTTCCATGTTTAGTTGAAGATTTTGTATTTACTAATAAAGGAAATAATTTAGGAATTAACTATAGCGCAGGAGAACAAGTACACGCAGGTCTTAATCATTTATATGAAGAAATAAATTGGTTTTATCCTAAAAGTGGTTCTGAGTTAGTAGATAGAGTAGTTACATATAATTATACAGAAAACACTTGGACAACTGGATCTTTATCAAGAACTTCTTTTCACGATGCAACCTTATTTGACAATCCTTATGCATCAGAGTTTAATAGCACAGCAGTGCCAACGTTTCCTACTATTCAAGGAGTTACGAATACAAATGGTGCTTCAACATATTATGCTCATGAGGTAGGTGTAAATCAAGTTGATAGTCTAGGTAACAAAACAGCCATACCTGCTTTTATACAATCAGGTGATTTTGATTTAGGTGAGGGAGAAGTGTTTATGAGTATGAGAAGATTTATTCCTGATTTTAAAAGACTTGAAGGTAATGCACAAATTACAATTAATTTAAGAAATTATCCAACAAGCACAGCAGCGAGTTCACCTTTAGGGCCGTTTACAATTACAAGCGCTACTGATAAAGTAGATACACGTGCCAGATCAAGATTTGCTAGTGTGAAGGTAGCTAACCTTTCAACAGATCAAAGTTGGAGATACGGTACCTTTAGAGTTGATGTACAACCAGATGGAATGAGATAATGGCTAGAGTAGATATACTAATACCAGAGCCAACTTCTAATTACACAGAGGAAAACCAAAGACAAGTCACTCAGTCTTTACGTACTATGCAAGATAAGTTGAATACATCCTATCAAGAAGAATTAAAACAAGAAGTTGAGAGAATAAGTTGGTATAGTATAAGGTTTGGTTGCTAATGAGTAATTGTAATAATGTAAATCCGATAACAGGTGGAAGCACAGTTGGTGACATACCTTTTTATTTAGCTATACAGCAAGGTAAAGTTCCTGGTTATTCTATGGTTAATAAGTTTGGATATAATTCTAGTATTGGTTCAGGAGCTTTTGAAACTATTTGGGAAACAGGGGATAATTATCCTTGGCAATCTACGGCTGTTACTGTTGATGTAGTAAGTGATAATACTAATGATGATGTAGCAGGAACAGGTGCTAGAACTTTAAAAATACAAGGTTTAGATGGTTCTTATAATTTAGCTGAAGAAACTGTTGACATGGATGGAACAACCACAGTTACAACTACTCAAACTTTTTTAAGAGTATTTAGAATGTCTGTAGAAACAGCAGGATCAACTGGAAATAATGAAGGTACAATTACAGTTACTTATACAGGTGGATCTGATGTTGCTGCAACTGTAACTGCTGGTAATGGACAAACACTTATGACACTATACACTATACCTGCAGGTTATACTGGTTATTTACTATCAATGAATATATCATCTGGTAAAGACCAAGAAATGCAATTTAAATTTATACAAAAAGATAATAGTGTTGCTAACGCAGCGTTTCAAACAAAACAATTTTTAGATGTTAGGGGTGGACAGACAACTGTTATCTTTAATGCAATCAATGTAATACCTCAAAAGTCAGATATCTATGTTTCTGGAAAGGCAAGTTCTACCTCTTCTGCTTCTGCTTCATTTGATTTATTATTAGTACAGGATGGATATTAATGGCAAA